GTAGAGGTTGAAGTTCTTCAGTTTGCGGGGAAGGCCCATGGCGGTGTCCTTTGTCGATCGAGAGCGGCGATGGTGGCGGCGATCAGTTCAGCTGATCCGCGAAACCGGCGTAATAGCGGTCGGTAATCCGCTGATTCAGGATGATGTTTTCCGCAGGCGCAGCGGGCGTGAAATCATAGTCGATGGTCAGCCTGCCGCTTGCTAGATCGGTCTGGCTGTTGAGCGCAGGGTCGAACCAGGCGCGGCCGTCGATGATGCGGCCCTGCGCCTTCAGGTTCCGGATCTCCGCATTGATCGTTTCGAGGATGTCCTTCACCAGCCCGCGCGTCATCGGCTTGTCCACCGCCCAGGCAAGGCCCTCGGCGATGGTGTCCTGGAGAACCTGGGCGGTGCGCACCGCGCTTTCGAACGCGAATTCGGGCACGTCGCTGCAGGTGCGGTTGCCCCAGAAGCGATAGCCGTTCATGCGGACCATCGTGGTCACCTGGCCATCGTTGAGCACGCCGGCGGGCGTCGTGGCATCCTGCAGATCGAAATAGACCGATTTGTCGATGCCGGTGACACCATCGACCGCGACATTGGAAAGGGTCTTGTGCCAGCCCTGCTCTTCGTCGATGCGCGCGCGCAGGCCCATGGCTCGGGCGACAGCATCGCCGACGAACTGTTTGGTGAAATTGGGCCAGATGAGCATCAGCTCGCGCGCGGAGAATTCATCGCGATAGGTCAGCGCGTCGGCGATCTCGTCTCCGATTGCGCGGGCATAGACCATGCCGCGCAGCCGCTTGGCGATGATCACCATCTCGGCGGTCACATCCTGGACGTCGAGACCAGGGCAACCGAGGATGCGCGGTCGAATACCGAGCTGCGCCTGAGCATCGAGCAGGCACTGCATGCCGGTGGCTACGCCGCTGGCATTACCGCCGATCACATTGGCGGTGGTCGCCGCATCATCCAAGCCGGGGGCCACGCGCACCACAACGAGAATCGGGCTGGTCTGGTCGGCAATCGCCTCGAGCACGGGCAGCAGAGTGCCGCCGGTACCGGCCTTGCCGATGGCCGAACGGATATCGGTGACCAGAACCGGCGTGTCGAGCGGGAAGGCTTCATCAAGCGCCTCGGTCGCCGCACCTGCAGCTGCCGTGGCGGTGGCGACAAGACCGATGACTGCGCTGGCGATGGGCACAATGGGGCGCGCGCCGGTGGTGAGTTCATTGACCTTGATGCCGTGCATGATCGATCCGCCTCTAGCTGGAGTTGGGGCCGTGCCGTTTGCAGCAGAGCCGTTTTGCAGCTGAGAGAAGGGCCAAAGCCTGGTCAAAGGCCAGCGCGCGCGGTTGTTACCGGGCCGGTTACAACGACGTCAGGTGTTGCGGGGGCTGGCACCGCCCCGGCGGATCGGGATGGACAGCTGCACGCGCGAATTCGCCTGGCCGATATCCGTGCGCTCGCCCTCCAGCGCGATCACCAGTTCGCCGGGCTGATCGCCGAGGCCGATGGCGATGCGCTTTAAGCGGAGCCGCGGTTCCCAGCGCTGCAGAGCCAGGGCGGTCGCCCCATAGAGTAGCAGGCGCGTGGCCCCGTTGATGGGCTGGTCGATCAGGTCGAACAGCATCGACCCGTAATCGCGGCGCATGACTCGAGTGCCGAGCGGGGTCGAGAGGATATCCCCGATCGACTGGGCCAAATGTGCGTTGCCGTCGAGCTGCTGCCCCGTCGCCTTGTCGATTCCCAGCATCTGCAGTCCCCTTACACTGGCCCGGCGGATTGGCCACCACCGGGTTGCACGCCGCCATGACGATGGGTCTTTACGCTGATGCCATCGGCAATCACGTCTTCGCTCGCGGTCAGAGTGCCGTTGAGCGTGACGTCACCGTTTATCGTCAATCCGCCGGGGGCGGTGATCGTGGCGGTCGCACCATCGGGCAGCAGCGCCTCAAGATGGTGCGCCTCGGGATCATAGCGCAGCTGCGCGCCGTCGGCGAAGTCGATGCGCTCTTCGAGCGTGGAACCCAAAGGTGGGAAAGTATCGCGAATGATTCCGGTCAATGCCAGCCCGGCACCGATCTCGCCATCCGGGCAGAGCAGCACAACCTGCTCGCCGACAGTGGGAGGCGTCCAGATGCGCGTGGAACCGCAGCGGGGCATGATCCAGCGGATTGGGGGCGTTTCCATCTCCTCTCCATCCGGATCCCCGCACCGAACGGTACAGCGAGCCGAGCCTAGGTCGACCGAGGAAACCACACCCAGACGAATGAGGGAACCGGGATCAAGAGCGATGTCTTCAGTCAACGGTCAGTTCCTCGTTTCCAAGAGTGCTGTCATTGCTCTGATGACTTCGCAGCTTCAGTCTGTTCGACGATCGCTCGTAGGGCTTGGATCGCGTGATCATCAAACTGCGCGCTTCCCCTGGCTTGCGACTTGGCCAATCCCGTGCGGAACTGCTCCGGGAGCTGGCTTAGCAGACGATCAAGCTCAGCTCGGTTATGTCGCTGCTGCATGGAAACACCTCGATTTAATCGATCGATATCTGGCGAATTGCCAGTTGCGTCAGAGAACCACCCAATATGTCAAGGGCGGCGCCAGAGTTTTGGTACAGCTGAAGCCTTATGACGTCTCCGTTATAAAACCGCTCGCGTGTCGCCAGGCTGACCTGAGTTCTCTGCCCGTTCAGCATAGGCACAGTAACACTTTTAATTATGGCGCCATTTTTCACAATACTGGCTCTTACAAATACAGTATTTGAATTACCCGCCGCGAACGCTTCAAGCTGTGCATTCACTACAACTTCATAAAAGCCGCCAGATTTCAGAAAAACCTGATCGCCGTCTAGCCCCACCAAATGTAAGCCCGCCGGATCAAGAATCTCTGTGTCGAAGATGACGTTTTTATCTTCGTTGTGAGGCGCAGACTGACTGATGGAATTGTTCAGTATACATATCGAGGGGGTCAGAAGGTCCAAAACGTCTGAGGTACCATAGCTTACGGTATACCCTCCTCCAACACACCGCGTCCTCTTGCCGATCTCCCCCGTACAAAATTCGTCGATCTGGAAAGCGCTGGAAGTGTGATTTTCAAACCAATTGTTTCCTCTAAACTCAAAAAGTCGCGTATTTTTTGCAAATAGCCCCACCGCGTTGTATTCAAAACTATTATCGTCGATCGTTAAGCCAAAGACCGTATCGAAATATGCACCAAAGGTGCAGAAATCGAACCAATTTTTTCTGAGAGTTATCACGTTCGAGAACGCTGGAGCGACCTGCACCGAGCGAACGCCTTCTTGACACAGTGCGAACTGATTGCGCTCGATCATTGCACCCGTGGAGTATGCGATATCTATCCCGACCCTGTAGCCCTGGAAGTAACAGCCGCGTATCCACCCTTGAGAGAGGATTGACCTGATTGCCTTGGCATTGATGTTGGACAATCCCGGGCCAACGAAGCGGATATTTTCATATCGGATGTTGCCAGTCTGGTCGTCGAAAACGAGACCATTATGTGAGGAGTGAATTGCGCTTCTGCCCGAGCCGCTGATCAGCACAGGCTTCCAAACAGCAAGCGGAACAGGAATTTCGTTGGAGATTAAGAGCGGCCTATTTGGCAAGCGCAGTTCGCCACCGTCCGCCCCGAGCGCATCCAACGCATCAACCATCGCAGCCGTATCATCGAGCGCAGCTGGATCACGAAAGTCCTCGACGTTGACAAAATCTCTGAGCTTGGCCTGAATGCTCCGGCGGCGAGCCTTTTCGCCATCGTGCCTGAAACCTAGATGATAAGCGCCATCTTCAGCATTTAAGTTCCTGGCAAGGCTCTCTAGCGAGTCCTTGATAGTAAGGTTGTTGCCAATCAGCTCACTGATAAAATCACCTAGAGACCGGCCCAACGTTGCCAGTTCCGCCTGCAACAAAGGAACCCCATCACTGTTCAGGTACAGATTGGGTGGATTGCGGGTCCAAAATGTCTGACCCGAAATTGTAGCGGCAATCCCCGCATCGATATTTTCGAATGTTCCAACGACTAGAGCAGCGGCGGCGGCAACGTCTGCAGAGTTTGCGGCCGCATCTTTGGCGGAGTTCGCTTCGACCAAGGCTGGCGCAACTGCAGCATCGACCAGCCCACCGATTGGTCCGCGTTTCGTTTGCCCGTCCTTCACCATAACGACCGTTTCGTTGCCAACAAGGTCGGAGGCGGCTGGCAGCGCGCTGATCTTAGGCATGGGTTTGCTCTCCGGAATCGAAGACGGGCCAAAGCGGATGATCGGCTACCGAGAAGCCAGCGATCTGCGCTGGATCAGTCAGCTCCTGCAATTGGCTCTCGATCAGGTTGCTGGCGGCGCGGACCGCGTCGATTTCGTGAAAGCCCGGATCTCGATTTTCGCGAATCGCGTTGAGCTGTTTCCAGACCGGGAAACGCTCATCAATCCGACGAGAAGCTTCCTGGCGGATCGATTGAATGGCTGCGGTTATGGCGGCTTCTAGCGTCTGCGGCATGAGGCTGCGGAGCTGCGGCCGCCCCTGCGTATCCGGCACGATCTCATGGCCCTCTGCCTGACCGGCAAGCAACGCGGCGTAGCGCCTGGCCGTAACAGTGACAGCATCTTCAGGGATCGAGCGATGCAGCTTGCTGTCGAAAAAGCCTCGAGCAGAGGCGCTGTACTTGATCGTCATGACAGGTCGATCCTTCCGATGGCGATGAAGCAGCAGGCATCTGTGCTGGCGTTCGCATTGTGCACCGAGAACCCGCTGGCGCTAATCGTGCTTGCCCTGACTGCCGGATAATTGTCCTGCGCATCATTGCTGGTGTCGCTTGTGCCATCGACCACCACTGAAAAGGCGTTGCCGGTGAAGCTGATCGGGAACGAAACTGATGTCTGGCTATTCGGTCCGGCGCTGAATCTACCCCATTGCACCAGCGGCGTGTTGGCAGGGTCCGCAGCCGGGATGATCGCATACCCGTTTTCCAGCATCGATTTGGGCATCGGGCCAAGCGATGCCGGGGTTAGTGCCCGATTGTTGGCCGTGCCTGTACGAGCCTCGGCCTGGCTGGCTGCCGTCACCGTCAGCACGCGATCAGCCGTGAGGTTACCACCACCGGTTACCAGGCCACCGCCGCTGATCGTGCGCCCTTGCAGTGCCGCGATCGCAGAGTTGATCGTTTCCTGAAATGCGATGAAGGCCGCGTTGATTGCCACTGCCAGCGCATCGAGCACGCGCTTGACCTTTTTGGGCGACATGATGCGGGTGTCATCCTCGCCCGCATCAGCCTCGGCATTGTCGGCGATCTCGGCCACGCCCTTGACCGTCTCACTGGCGGGCGGATTGAGAAACAGCGCGTCACCGAATTCGATCAGCGCCGCCATGTTGCTGGCAAAGGCGATATCGAACATGATCAGGCCGGTGGCGAGCTGCGCCTTGCTCAGCACCGCATCTTCCGCAGCGCTGTAGACCGCGAGCAGCACGCCGGCGTCTGTGTAGATGCCGATACCGGTGATATCGTAGACATCGGCGCTGGGGTCGTAAGCTGTGACGTGGATCACATTGGCACTCACCGCCTGGCCCGAAACCGCATCGATCCGCTTGAACTCGCCAGGCAGAGCATCAATTGTCGGCGCGGCAATGAAGGGTGTTGCCGTGAGGCCGATCTGAGTGATCCGGATTTCGTCGGTACCGCCGCTTTCGGCAGCCACGATGGCATCCAGCCCGGCATTGGTGATCATCATCGCAAGCGCGGTCACAAGCTCACCTCCATGAAGTTCGCGTCTTCGCGCACGATGGGTTCGCCGTCCTCGGTCTGCAGATAGCTGTCCCAACGGTCATCGGGATCATGTACGGCGGCGAGATCAAAGCGGATGGAGGTAGCCGTCATGGCCGCCCCCGAGAGATATCCCATGGCCTGCGCCTCAAGATACTGGACGAAGGTGAAGTGGGAGCGCGCGGGCTTGACCGAGGCGACGTCGCGAATGATCGCCGCTGCCGTTTCCGCGCTGAGAAAGCTGGGGGGGATGAGGTTGGCTGGCATGCGCACCTCGAAGGTGTGCACGGGCTGGCGCGGGTTCGCCTCGAACCATTCGACAATCTCGAGCAGGGGGTTGAAGCGATCGAGCACCTCGCGAACGATGGCCCGGGTGCCCTTGCGGCGATGGAAGGGGATCGCATCCCAGATGGCAGCGCGGCGCTCGCTTTCTGTCCATTGCGGATCCCAGCGCGCGATCGCGAGCCCCCAGGCGAGGAAGGGCAGCTCTTTTGCCGGGCAGGTATCGGGGTTCCACAGATTGCCGACCAGAGCGATATCGATATCCGCACGCATCGCCGCCTCGAGCGCCATTTCGGAGCTTTGGGCGTTCGGTGGCAGGAGGCTGCTGGCCAGGACCTGATCGGGAAGAGCCATGACCGCGATCAGTCCCAGGTGCCGCCGATGGTGACATCGATATTGGCGCAGTGCCCTGCCTGCAGCATGGAATAGACCTGGTCGGCAGCGGGCTCCGTCAGTTCGACCCGCTGGACGCCGGCGACATGCAGCGCGGCGATCAGCGCCGAACGCGGGATATCGCGGCCAAGGCGGCGTGCAGTGGCGAGAAAGGCATTGAGGCTGGCAAGCGCAGTCGAGAGGATCAGGTCGGGATCCGGTCCCGAATAAAGCCAGAGTTGGGCCGCGATATTGAATGGCTGGATGTCAGCGGACTGAACGCTGACCAGATCGGTCAGCGGGCGCACCTGATCATCGAGCAGCACGGCTTCGACCGCTGCCAGAGTCTCCAGGGGGGCCGTGCCATCGCCGGTGCGCGACAGGACCGACACAACGACCTGGCCCGGCTCAGGCGAGGTGGCCGAGGCATCGAGCACGTCACCCGATGCCGAGATCGCGTGGTAGACATAGGCCATTTCAGGGCCGGCGACTGAGAAGCTATGGGGGGCGAGCAGCACACGGCGACGCAGCTCATCATCGCTTTCCATGACGGCTGCCGCGCCCGTCACCGGATTTGCGGGCGTGATCTCGAGTCGCTCGACGGCATAAAGCGCAGCCAGATGATCGAGATTGGAGCCGCGCGCGAAGGCGATGAGCAGCTGCCGCGCCGCGTCGTCGAACGCCTGGGCGAGTACCTGCTCATC